GATTGGCAAGATTGGGATTTTGGTCAATATGAAAACTAAAAACAAGATGACAAAAGAAGAAGTTATTTTAAAGTTAGAGAACCAGATATTCATTGCCAAGATGTATGAGCGTGAATATTCAATAAAAGAATTAGAAGAAGTATTAACATATATAAACAAACAGTAATGAAAGAATTTGAAACATTTTACAAAGACCTTTACTTAGTAGTAAAAGGTTACTACTCGGAAGGCGAACCACAAACGTATGACTACCCAGGAAGCCCCGATAACTTTTCAATATGCGAAGTAAACCTACAAGGTGTTGATGTTAGCGTGCTTATGTCAGACTATGATTTAGAAGTAATAGAAGAACAAATACTTGAAAAATACTATTAATTATGATAACACTATTAAACAACGAAAAGTGGGAAAAACCACAGTTAATTGAAAAAATGTATGACGACGACTTTTATTATGGACACTTAGGTAAGTATGCGTTAAGCAGTTCAAGTATTAAAATGCTGCTTAAAAGCCCAAAGACTTACAAGTATGTAACAAAGTACGGCAGCAACAACGATAGCCAAGCCTTACGTGACGGCAAATTATTTCATACAATGGTGCTTGAGCCGCAAAAACTTGACGACCTACATTTTGTAGACGTAGCCAGCAAAAACACAAACAAGTATAAACTTGCCAAAGAACAATACGGTGAGGTGTTTACCAAAACAGAACGTAAAAATGCTGAACGCCTAACAGATGCAATACTAAGAAACGAAGCAGCCTTGCAATGTTTGCAAAAAGCAGAGTTTGAAGTGCCAGCCGCAGCAATGATACAAGGGCTGCCATTTAGGGCAAAAGCCGACATACTACAAGGCAATACTATTATAGACCTTAAAACAACCCAAGACCTAAATACATTTAGATACAGTGCAGATAAATACGGTTACGACTTACAAGCCTACCTATACAAAGAAATGTTTGGCGTAGATAACTTCATATTTTTAGTTATTGATAAAGGTAGTTGCGACATTGGTGTTTTTGAATGTAGCGAGGAATTTTACAATAAAGGAAAACAAAAACTAAACGAAGGTATTGAAAACTACAATTACTTTTTTGCAACCGAAGGTGTAGATGTAGACCAATATGTAATGCGAGGAATATTATGAAACTATTTGAAGACGACTGGGGCATAGACAATAGCCCACAAGACAACACAGAAATTACAACAACGATGCTATATTTTAGCACCGAAGAATTAAAAGAATTTAAAAGGCTTTGTAAGCTGGCAATGAAAAAAGAATATGGCGACCAAGTATTTGACAAAGCCAACCTAAGCGATTTATTATTATTAATGCTAAGAAAATATGAAAACCTATAAACTAAAAAGAGTAATACCTGTTGAAGAAGCTGATGCTTTAAAAACAACTTACCTAAACGAAAATGACTTTACAGTACTAATAGACCACGACGCAGATGGTTACGACCTAAACGGAAACCTTTTATTTAGGTACAGAAAAAATGCAATACCCACAGACATTTTAAAGCTGGGTGTTGATAGCTTTAAAGATAGCATTGAACTAACCGAAAGCCGTGGAGCAGCAAGCGGGAGCAGCCATAAACGCATACGTAAAGACGGCAGCACAAGCAACATTACAGTAGGAAACAAAGTAGAAAGCGGTAACGTAGGTTTTATGGATAGTAGCGCAATGGTAAAGTATTGCCGCAAAACTGCCTTTGCCCGTAAGTATTTTGACAAGTTTACCGCAGGAATACCATTTGTACAATACATAGATAAAAAGTACGAAGAACTTTGCCCCGAGCATTATGCTAAACAAAAAGCCATTGCTGAAGGAACAAACCAAAACTATGTAATTGGCGGAACCTCTTTTACAACTGTAACAGTAAATAAAAACTTTAGAACAGCCGTACACCAAGACGCAGGCGATTACCGCGAAGGGTTTGGTAATTTAATTGTGTACCGTGAAGGGCATTACGACGGTGGCTTTTTTTGCTTGCCAGAATACGGCGTTGCTATTGATATGCAAAACAATGACGTACTATTTGCTGACGTACACAAGTGGCACGGCAATACAGAAATGACAAACAAAAGTGAAGATTGGTTACGCATAAGTTTTGTATTATACTACCGTGAATATATGTATAAATGTAGCCAACCAGCAGAAGAGTTAGCAAAAATAAAACAAGAAAAAACAGGTTACTTAACACTTTAAATTATGCAAGCAACAGAAAAACAAAGTAAAGGATTAGAGTATGAGTCTTACATTATGGATTGGTTTACAAACGAAAAACGCATAAACCTAAGCCATTACACCACAATAAAGGAGCAGTTTTTAAAAGGTGAAAACCGACAAGGTATTGAAATAAAAAATGACCAGATGTATGCCAAAACAGGAAACTTATTTATAAGCGTTGAACGTGATTATGGTTATGCAAAACACGCAAGCGGTATTTACAAGGGGCAAAGCTGGCTTTATGTAATTGGTAACAAACAAGTGTTTTATATATTTGCAACTAAACACTTAAAGCAATACTTTGAAACCAACGAACCAAAACTATTTAAAGGCTTTGTAAGTGCTAAAAACGGCACAGAAAAAGGCTTTTTACTAAGCACTAAACAAGCCGACCGTATATGCGTTGAAAAAGTAACACCACAAACAAAATTATTTTAGTATGACAAATATTTATATAACATCAAAAGGAAGGTATGACGTTTGTAAAACAGCTTTAACAATAGGCGCACAAAAAAATTTATATATTGTTGTTGAGCCACAAGAACTTGAATTATATAAAAACACAATGCCTGAGTTTAATTATTTAGTTTTAGACGCAAATAATAATGGCTTGGCTTATGCACGTAATTTTATTAAAAAGCATACTGAACAAAATAACGAGCAAAATTATTGGCTGCTTGACGATGATATATCTAATTTTTATTACAGGGAAGGAACTAAGTTAATAAAGCAAGATGCAATATTATGCTTGCAAAAGGCGCAAGAAATGTTTATTGAAAATAACATAGCATTAGGCGCTATTGAATATCGGCAATATGCTTGGTCGGCAAGTAAACCTTTAAATAAAAATACATTTTGCGATTGTGTTGTTTGGGTAGATAATACTAAAACAAAAGGGCTATATTGTAACGAGGAACTAAAACTTAAAATAGACCGTGACTTTAGCATTAGGGTTATTAATAGCGGCCAACAAACTGCAAGGAACACATTGTTTGCATTTAGCACACCACCAAACGGCAGCAATAAAGGCGGCCTTAAAGAAATGGCTTACGATGTAAAAGACCTTGAAAAACAAATGTGTTTAAAAATGGTTGGTATATGGGGCGAAAACATTTGCCAACATATAGTAAAAAAAGACGGTAGGAATGATTTAAAAATTCATTGGAAAAACATACTAAGTAAACAACAAACATTGTTTTAAATGGAAGAGTGGAACGATAAAGAACTATATTACTTTTTTACAATAGAAGCCACGCTTGCCGATGACCCAACACTTGAAACACTAAACAAACACCTAAAGCAATACGAACACGAAGAAGAATACTTGGCTTGTGCTGGCATTAAATTAGGAATTGAATTTGCAAAATTTAACAAGTTATTAAACCTTACGAAAGAACTACAAGATGACAAAAGAAATAATTAATTACATAAACAAAGAATTAAACATAGACATAACTAAAAAGAAAAAGACTAACGAATACGTTTTTGCACGCACACTTTACTATAAACTATGTAAAGAGTACACAAATCTACCGCTAAGCGAAATAGGGGCAGGCGTAAACAAAGACCATTGCAGCGTGTTACATAACCTTAAAAACTTTGATGAGGTAATTAAGCGCCCTAAACTAAAAAAGATATACGATACCTTTAAACTTTACCCCATTGAAGAAGAACGCTTACAATATACCGATGCCATAAGGTTAAACGAACAACTAAGAAACGAACTATTAGAAACGAAACAAAAGTACACCCAATTACTTAAACAACACCAAGGGATAAGCAAACACCAACAACTACTAAAAGACCTAACACCCGAACAATTAGATTTAGTTTACATAAGGCTTGAAGCAATGGTACGAATGATTAAAAGCATACAATGACACAAAGCGAAATAGAAAGGTGTTATCAATATTACGTAAAGCACGGGGGTAACGGTGGCAAATACAACTTGCCCCCAGCCGTAATAAAAAGCCTAATAAACCAGCACATAAATAACTACCTTGTAACCGATGAAGGCGACATAACATTGCACGACCGCGCAGGCCGTTTTATTAAACGCATTTAACATTAAGTAATTTTAATTGTTTTTATATTAGAATTGATAACAATCTTTTTTAATTATGGATAAACGTAAAAATAACGGTGGCCACCCTAATAGTGGGCGCAAACCAAAGGCTGATGAAATAGCAATGATTGAACGCCTAAGCCCAATGGAAGACAAAGCATACAAAGCACTTGAACAAGGTGTAGAAAATGGCGACTTTAAATTTGTGCAGCTTTACTTTAATTATTATGCAGGTAAACCAAAAGAAACAAAAGACATTACATTAAATAACGAGCAGCCTATATTTAACCTAAGCGATATTTAAAGCCATTTAAGGCACTTTATGGAACAATTTATACTAACTACCGCAATTAAAAAAATGAGCCGCCTAAAGGCACGCAAACGCGTTGTGCAAGGTGGTACAAGTGCAGGTAAAACATTTGGCATATTACCCCTATTAATTGACAAAGCCATAAAGACGCCAGGATTAGAAATAAGTGTAGTATCGGAATCAATACCACATTTAAGGCGTGGGGCATTAAAAGACTTTTTAAAAATAATGTTAATGCTTAATAGGTACCGTGATAGCCAATTTAACAAGTCTACTTTAAAGTACACATTTACAAATGGTAGTTACATTGAATTTTTTAGCGTAGACCAACCTGACAAATTGCGTGGAGCAAGGCGTAATATACTTTATGTAAACGAAGCCAACAATGTACCCTTTGATTCTTACAACCAATTAGCAATAAGAACAAGCGGTGACATTTGGATTGATTACAACCCAACCAATGAGTTTTGGGCGCATAAGCAAGTACTGGTAGATGCAGATGCAGAACTTGAAGTGCTAACCTATAAAGACAATGAAGCCTTGCCAGAAAGCATTGTAAAGGAAATAGAAAAGGCTAAAGACAAAGCAGCAACATCAACTTATTGGGAAAATTGGTGGAAGGTGTATGGGCTTGGCCAAGTAGGTAGCTTAGAAGGTGTATGTATTACCGATTGGCGTGAAATACAATTACCAACAGAAGCAAGGTTACTTTGTTACGGAATGGACTGGGGTTACAGTAACGACCCTACAAGTTTAGTTGCATTATATAAATACAACAACGCTTACATATTTGATGAGGTGCTATATAAAAAAGGTTTACTAAATAGCGAAATAAGCAACATATTAAAAGCACACGACATTAAAGAATTAATTTATGCAGATAGTGCCGAGCCAAAAAGTATTGCTGAACTAAACAGTTACGGTCACCAAGTATTGCCCGTAAGCAAAGGGCGTGATAGTATTGTATATGGAATAAACCTTATAAACCAAAACGAGGTGTATGTTACCAGCCGCAGTAAAAACCTTATAAACGAACTAAGGAATTACATTTGGCTAACAGACAAAGAAGGTAACAAGATGAACAAACCTATTGACGCATATAACCACGCAATAGATGCAATGCGTTATGCACTTACTTCACAATTAGAAGACCCAAACAAGGGTGAATACCACATTTGGTAAACTGTTAAAGAAATGTTAAAGTTTTGTTAAAATTGTAAATAACTTGTTTATATCTAAAAAAGGATATACATTTACAAAGTAAAACAAAAACAAACATCTTATGAAAACAAGAAAAGAATTACAAAAAGAAGGAATTGCAACAATACAAAGCAATGACTTTTACGGTTACGAAGAAGCAAAATGGGTTTTAGTTTTAAATGACGAACACGTAGATAACCAACAGGTGTTTTCTAAAACAAAAACAATTACATTTCCTGCAATGACAATAGGCGAGTGTATTGGTATTTATTTAGGGGGTATTGAAAAAAATTAAAAAACAGAATTAGGGGAGGGTTGCCATATGACAAGGCGTAAAAACATCCCTCCTAAATTCACTTAAAAATATATATTATGAAAGATTTTAATTACAATTTGATTATAACATTTTTGTTATTATTTATAGCCTATAATTTTTTTGAAGAAGGACACAACGGAACTGCAATGTTTATGTTAGTACCCACCAGCTTTAGTGTATTGTATGGCTACATTAAACAAATGTTAGAAGACGAATAATGGAACTATATAAAAAAATAAAGGTATGTTGGGGCTTTGCAATAAAGGTTTACCCCGTGCCAATAGAAACAGGTAACAAACCAAAGTGTAAAATAGAAATAGATTATCAAGGTACAAAGCGGCAAGGCACACAAGTTTACAAACAAGACAATGTATTACACAATAAAATAAATGAAATATATGAGGCTTATTACCACAAAATAATGAATAGTTAGTTTGTTTATGTTTGACAGAAAGGGGTTACTTTATACAAGTAGCCTTTTTTTTTGTTTTTAAGTTAAGTAAGCATTTATGAAAATAGAAGTAAACATACCAGAGAATTTAAACGACATTACACTTGGGCAATACCAAGAGTTCTTGAAAATAGAAGAACCTACAGAAGAAGATATTCTAAAGGTGTTTCTTGGTTTAGATTTAAAAGGGTTAGGTAAAATTAAAGCAGCTGACGTAGACAAATACGCTAATCATATTACAAGCCTATTTGAACAAGACCAGAAGCACACTCTTAAATTTGATTTAAAGGGTGTTCAGTTCGGTTTTATGCCAAGCCTTGATGAAATTACCTACGGGGAAAATAAAGACGTTACGGCTTACTTAAATGATTGGCAGACTATGCACAAAGCTATGGCGGTTTTATACAGACCAATCAAACAGAAGTTAGGTGCAAGGTATTTAATAGAAGACTACGAGGGCTCACATAAATATAGTGAAGCAATGAAGAAGATGCCACTTGGAGTTGTAATGGGTGCTATGGTTTTTTTTTACAATTTAACCAACGCATTGCTGAAAGCTATCCCGAGTTATTTGGAGAAGCAGGCGAAGAAAGAACAGACGAAAGGAGCAATTTCGGCAGAAAATGGGGAAGCTATCAAGAAATATATACACTTGCTCAAGGAGACGTCAGAAGATTTGATGAGATTACAAACCTATCACTTCACAGGTGTTTAATGTATTTAGCATTTGAAAAAGAAAAAGCAGAGTTTGAAAGCAGAATGATAAAAAACAAATTTAAGTAATGCAAGGATTTTACAACATAACAACAAAGATTAAAGAAACATTAGCTTTAGATGACTTTGTTAATACGGTTACCTATGGTGACATATTTGAAATAGACCTTAACAAACAGGACATATTTCCTTTGTCACATTTTATTGTAAATAGTGCTACTTTAAACGGTAGCGTTTGGCAGTTCAATATGAGCCTACTTTGTATGGACATAGTAGACGAAAGCAAAGAAGATGTTACAGACAAGTTCTTAGGTAACGACAACGAACAAGACGTACTTAATACACAAATGGCGGTTATTAATAGACTGCTTGAATTATTAAGACGTGGTGATTTATACACAGACCTTTACCAATTAGAAGGAACACCACAAATAGAAGCATTTTTTGACAGGTTTGACAATAAGGTAGCTGGCTGGACATTATCATTTGATGTGTTAATACCAAACGATATGACAATATGCTAAACAACTTAGACTTTGCTTTAAGGCAGTTCGGCAAATATGTAGTTCAGCAATCAAGGGCTAATTTAAGTAAGGGCAAAAAAAACGATTCTAAAAGCCTTTACAACTCTATACAAGCCAAACAAAGTGCTGGGGCAAATTGGTTTAGCCTTAGCTTTATTATGGAGGATTACGCTATGTTTCAAGACCAAGGAGTTAAAGGAGCAGGTGGCACAAGAAAAAGTACAAGCAAATTTAAAAGAACAAATAACAGGGGTAAGATTTGGAAACAAAAAGCACCTAACAGCCCATTTAGTTTTAAAGAAGGAAACAAGCCGTCTGTAAAACACTTTGAGGCTTGGAGTAAAAAAAGGGGTTTAAGTGCATTTGCAGTTAGAGAGGCGGTATTTAGGCAAGGAATAAAACCAAGTTTGTTTTTTACAAAGCCATTTGAACAGGCATTTAAAAACCTACCTAACCAAGTTATAGAAGCCTTTGCTTTAGACATAAAAAAATTATTAGATTTTACAAAGAAATAAGATGGCAAATATATTATTAAGAAGCCCTTACTACCAATATGCAGTTCAAGCTGGCAGTATTTCAGCCAAGTTAGAATTAAGTATAAACGGTAATTTGGAATACACCATAGTTAAAGACAATGTAGGCACAAGCAATTTATTTGAAGTGTCTGAATTAGTTTCAGACTTTTTAGATGTTACATTTGACGGAACGTACACAAGTCAAGTTGCGGTATTCTCTGGGGTAATTACTTTTTATGCAGGGGCAAACGGAACAGGTGCAGTTGTGGGTACACCAACACAATTTAGTCATATTGGTTTAGATGGTTATTCTACCTTTTTAGAAGGAAAAAATTATGCCATAGCAGATGAAACATTATTGCAAGCTAATACAACAATGTATGTACCCGAAGATGTTGCTGGTGTTATACCTTACATAGACGAAGGCGAAATAGTTTACCAAGCCTTTGATGGTTCTGCAACTTCTGCAACTGTTGTAACTATTCCTGTAACTATAAAAAGAACTTGTGACCCTAAATACACACCTATAAAAGTAACTTTCTTAAACAAGTATGGTGCTTTACAAGATTTGTGGTTTGACAAGAAAAGTGTAAACACATATACAAGTACTTCGGAAACATTTAGAAGAAATGTAATTGGAATAGACGGTTCTTATAGCACTTCAGCCCACCAAACATATAACACTAATTATACAGCTACCGAATCAATAACATTAAACACAGGGTTTGTAGACGAAGGAATGGATGAGGTTATAAACCAACTTACATTGTCACCTAAAATATGGGGAACAATAAACAGTCAAGTTGTGCCTTTAAGCATTAAGACAAAAAACCAAACAAGAAAAACAAAACTAAATGACAAACTAATAAACTACACCATTGAATTTGATTACGCTTTTGATTACATAAACAACATTAGATA